ATGACAAAAAAAGAACTGGAAATCAGATGTGAAATAATGCAAGAAAGACTCAATAAAATCAATAAAATATGTGAGGGATATACAGACATAAGCAAAGCACCTGAAACCATAGGCGCGATAATAGCACTATGTGACCCTAATTTTTTAGAGCAATGTATCAGCTGGAGATTGTAATATTGACAAACAGAAAGGAAAAAACCTATAATATCCCCAAGAAAGGGGTGCAGGTTATGGATGAAGAAATGACAGCTATTGAAATGCAGAGATTTTTAAATCAGCAATACGCAGAGGGAAAAACAGAACTAGAAGCATACAGAAATCTGATGGCAATACTGGGTCTAAGTTACCCACAAAAAAGCGAAAAGGAAAAATAAGAAGAGGGGCGCAAGCCCCTCTAAACTTTTACACCATAATTCTTACGGAACCAATCCACAGAATCATCAAGTGGCAACCATCTATTTTTCAAAAAGTCATCATATCCCTTATAATCAAACTGCGATCCGTCCCGGAACTCTTTGATCAGATTAAACCGCCTACAAAAAGCATTCCAGGTACTGGCATCCTCTGATTGCACTGTTCTGTAAAGCTGGTCGAAAGAAATGTTACTTGTAAAATATATATGCGTGAAACAAGCTTGCTTATTATTATATCTACACGGCAGTTCTAAGGGGTAAATATCCAGCCACTTAAGCAATATATTAATATCAAAATCGCAAGCACGAAAATCATCAAATAATATAACATCCTGCCCCTTATATCCATCCCAGGGGTTCCGGTTATCAGTCACGCGATAAACTTTATCGTATCCGCCATATAACTTATATACACCTGACGTCTTACCACTTCCAGGATCACCGAACCAGTATTCCACATGCATTTCACGAACTATATTCTTAAATTGTTCATACCGGAGTATTTCCCGGCACCGTTCGACCTTTTCCAGCTGCATCATATAGTTCGGATTATCTTCCAGGATCTCATAATTACTCTTTCCGTCCTTGATCATATCATACAAGGCAACAAGATCGTTCCGTTGTCCCTGGTGTTCATCCGGAACAATTCCAGATTCTTCAAAAGTATTTTTAAGATTTGTCTCTTCTTTCGTAGTACCTTTATATTTTCCCTCTTTACGGATATAGTCACGAGCTTGTTGCAATGTACCCCGCAACATATCTAATTGAGACCCAGGAGGAAATAACTTTTGTAAAGTACTAAACCTAAAAGGGGAAGTACGATGTATAACTATATGCGTATGTAAAGTATGTTTTTCGTTGCCAATTTCATCACACATAGCCCAGTAATCAAGACCACGTATAGAAATTAGAACCTCTTTTATTTTATCATGTGAAAACCCCTTATCCAGAGGATTATTAATTGTAATCATCCACTTACGACAAGTAGTATCTTTTTTGCTCTCCATGTGCTTCTCCATATTGATACAAAAGTTATGTTGATACAAGTGTTTGATACACACTATTGTATCAGCGAAAGCCTAGTAAATAAAAGGGTTACAGCCATTCTGATACACGATACAAAAGTTGCCTAGGGGTAATACTAACCCTAGGCAACGCCCTTGACGGCAGGAACCCGGCACCGCGGGACCTTTGCGCCCAAGGACGCGCCCCGCTTCGCTTGTGGGCGCTGTCCCTGGTCACAAGGCTAACCGGGTGCCCCCTACCGTAAAGGGTGAAGTGCACGTTGCAAGCTACAAACGGTTGCACAACTCATTCTGTATTTCATCGATTTCCTCATCAACGTGTTTTAAATGATCAGACAAACAAGAGAGATTGCTTGCATTGACTTCCTCGATCGAATTAAAACGATCCACCGAAACACGTAACAAAGAAATATCTTCATACACGTCCTCCAGGTCCTGTTCCCTTTCACGGACACGGCATAACATATAAGTCACAACAATCACAGTAGCGCAGATAACCAAAACAATAGCAAGAGCCATATCAGACACCGCCTTTCTTCCTTGGACACCAACGAGGAGTATATTTACAAGGAACAATACTATCATTCCACCCGGTATAACCAATAAAACCAGGCATAGACCGGATATCACGATCTGAAAAATACTGCATGATAAACTCCTGATCAGGATGTTCACAAAAACAACTTTTCCGATTACCATACCGGGAATGATAAAATTTACAATAATCACATTCAGAGCATTTTATTTTATCAGCCATAAAACACCTACTTTCTTGATTTTTTACTATTGCGTTTCTTCCGCCTATTAAACAGAAAAATTCCGTATTCTTTTGGAGAACTGGAAGGTTTTACAAAACGCATATAATCCCGATAAGATAAAAGAGAATATATAAATTCATCCATAAAATACCTACTTTCTCAGCTTTTTGCTGGCACGCTTCAATTTACGTGACGGATTAACAATACCTTCAATATTCACCGGGTTATTCCGCTGCAGATCAAGAATCTGTTCTTCAGTTAACATGTCACCTTCCTTGCATGACTTCGTAAGATTGCCAACACAAGCCAGGGTATCATAAGCATTAAAAGCAGCATCCTTAATGAACCATCCGAAACGTCTTTTCGGTTTGATCAGCGTAGGATCTGATGCATTTTCCAGGTCAAAAGCATCATACTGTTCATGCACCATGATTCTCCATATCTTGTTACAGGTATAGACATAGCTGGTCACCTGACGGAGCAAAGCATCCACATGGTTAAACCTCTGTGATGTATAGATCAGGCTGATATGATGGTGACGGCAGGTCAGCAGAGTATTCAGGAACAAAGGATCAATATTACTTTTGAAGCTCCGAGAATTAAGCTGTACGGAAAATTCATCACCCAACACAATGGTGCAGGTAAGTGTATCATTCTTATCATCCACAGAGCGCATACGATCAGCAACAGCCACGATCTGCGCCATAGATACAAAATCCTCATAGGGGATAGTCAGGGATACATTAGAGATAATATGTATCTTCTGGGTGACCCATTTCATGCGGTAAAAGTCATAAATCTTCCTATCATTGTACCGCTTATATAACGACACAACCTTATGCACCGCTGACAAGGTTTTACCCTTACCAAACAGACCTACATAGCATACGATCAAACCGGTATGACATATATTCCAACAGCGATAGCGGAAGTATTTATACAGATCAATCACAACATATCGCACAGTACTGATCGGATGCGTAACAATGACACGGACGCAGACCGACACAATACAGGCAAAAACGATGATAAATAAAAACAATTCAAGCATACGATCACCGCCCAACCTTTAAGCAGTTAGCAGCTATGGAGCTGATGCTTTCTAATACCAAACAAAACACGATCAGACCGACCACCACAGCCGGAGTAAATTCATTTGATCCGTTACAGATATAATTAATTATGTTTTCCATTCTTCATAATCTCCTTTGCATAACGACAACTATTAACCAGGTAACACATTTTACACCGCTGGGCATCATCCCCAGCGCGGATCACACGACAACCAATAAGATCATGACAATGGTTATCTTCATTGATGCAGGATCCTTTTAACCTGCAGGTAAAATTAGCGCACGGACTCATCTATCTAACACATCCTTCCTGCCATCCAGGCTGCGACCAGTCATGTTAGCAACTGTAATTTTTAACCTTTTGATCACCCAAAAAGAGAGCAGCAGGAAAATAATGGTATCAAGCCTGTAATTTATTGCCGAAAAATAAGGCTCAAAATCGTTTGCAGATAAATTTTGTATTTGAACTTGTTCCGTCGCAGGTTCCGAAACAGCGACAGTAAAAGGTATATAATTACCATCACTATCCATAACGTAGACATTTGTTCCGGATTCTCCTGAATCCACGGACTCAGTAGGGGATTCTTCCGCAACAGATCCGGCATCTTGTACCATATCGGATTCAATGCCAGTGCTATCGGATAATACAGGATCATCAGCTCCAGGAACATCCAAGGAAGTTCCCTGATCATCATTTTCAACAGTTTCAACAGTCTCGATATTTTCATATTCATTCATTTTAACAACCTTTCTTGATAGATGCCCCGGTGTATGGTAGGATAAAGAAAAACACCATACGGAGGGGAAAACAATGAGCGTCAACGATATTATCTTTGCATCTTTAGGAACAGCACTTTTTATAGGATTAATTATATTAATTCTAATTTGGTTGTTTATTTATACTGCAGTAAAGGCAGCTACAAAAAATGCAATAAAAGAAGCTTACAGAGATATTAAACTTATGCCGGAAATAAAACATATTACACCGGAAGAAGAACTAAAAAAGGAAATGGAAGGCTGGAATTAACGAAAAGTTCTAAAAAAAATGTATAAAATTATAAAACCAACCAAACCATAAATAATAACATTAGCTAAAGTAAAATGATAACCGTCTATATTAAGATCAATAGAGAGAACACGGATACAAAAATCAATAACAAGCTTTAATTCTTTCAAAGTGATCACCTACCTATAAACCTACAAACAATGACAGCACCAATAGCAACAGCAATAAGACCAATAAGCCAAGGCGGTAAAAAACCAAACACAGCAGCCACCATAGATGGAAATTGACCCAACATAGTACCAAAATTTTTCAATAGGTCAAAGAAGTTCATGGTGGCATTTTCCAAACTGGAATAATCATAATTATTTTTCGGCACAGCATCTAAATCATTTCTTGAATTTCCGCCATTCTCGAGATCAGATAATTCATCATCAGTTAATCCTTTATCTGACTGATTTTCAGAATACATATTATCGAGATCATCAAGCCTAGAACCTGACGAGCCGTCAGAATTAGCAAGATTATTATAAAAATGTGTCCATTTAGAATACTGAATACCGCCATTTTCATCATAGCGAAAATACCTAACATATACCTCATATCCATTAAATAAAGAATAAGGCTGCTTTAGTAACATCTTCAAAGTTTCTAAAGCATCACTATACCCAGTTATTTTATTAAAGAGATTATAAGAGCCACCAATATAATTTCTATCATCAACCGGATACGATGAAAGCAAATTATCCCAGGACGATTTACCCAAAACATCAAACTGAAATCTTCCAACAGAAGAACGATTATCTGAAACAGAAACCCACGTGGAAAGATTATTTTTTAATAAAGTAGAATACTTATATTTCCAAACTAATTTATCACGGTATAAATCAAAATCATTAGTGGTATACCATCTACCTTTCATTTCAAAAAAATAATCACTCTGAGCATTATTAAATTCAAAATAAGAAAAATCAGATTCAGTAGGATTACCATTAGCAGCTTCATGAAGTACTATTACAGGTCTTTCCATATCAATTGAAAGTTCACCTTTTATATAAGGAGCATCAATTCTATCAATACTACCGTCCTGATTAAAATAAACATACGAAGGTTCACCGTGGTAAAAATCACCCCACGCACCTAACCCGGCTTGCATATAACATGGTGTAATTCTTATGTACCGCAGAAACCAATTCTCATTATCAGGTTTCAGACCTGACACATCAATCGTCAACGTTTTATCCGCAGTAGCAAATTCATCCGGGTATGCATTCGCCTGCTTTATTGTGTCCTGCGCTTCCTTATCCGCAAAGTAATAATTTACCCTTACATACTCCTCAACTTCCTGATCCTGCAAGTAGCTCCGATCCGTTGTACCAGTCCAGTTAGCAGTCATTTTATTATTTGCAGTAAACCCGGTAAAAGCATAAGCCGTATCTTCAAAGTCAGGGTTGTCAATAGAGCCACCATTCAAAAGACCAGTAGTATCACCAGTACGACAAAAAGCCAATGCATGATCATGAGAATCAAACATGGGAACATTAGTATCGATAGTTTCATAAAAACCATTATCATTATAACGATTATTAAATACGAAAGCATAAGTTGACCATTCACTAGAAATAAGATCACCGTTATGATATTGACCATAAGAAAAATCAATATGTCCAGAAAAAATAGAATCATTCACAGGGTAAATAGCACCAGCAGGGAAACGGTCATTTTTTATATAAGCATATAAATAATACACATTATTATAAGTTGATGTTTGATCTCCATTTTTTGAACCGCAAAACATAACGAATTGCAAATCTGTATCATATGTATGTTTATTCTCATCAATATCAGATTTTGAAGAATAGGTACGTTGAGTATTAACATAATATGAATGTTTTATGGTTGCTTCTTCCGCATGAACCCGAAGAGAAACAAACGTAATCAGTATGATCAGTATAGAAAAAAATAATACGAAAAGAATTACAATAATTTTGCGAATCTTTTCTAAAAATTCTGAACTCAT